TGCTTATCAATGGTCTCAGCGCCACGGCCAGCTTCAAACGCATCGGTGATGGTCTTGTCCTTTGTGAATGGGATGCCGTACTTCGTGGCTACCTCTTCGAGTGATATCATGCCTGACGATTGGCCAGATAGGACATACTCTGCTACCATGGTGTCCCACAATTGGACACGATTCTCTCGCAAGCGCTTTAAAAAGTCAGAGTTGTACCTGGCCAGGGTATGCAGATCATACTTGATGTTGTGACCAACGACAACGTCCGCTCCTGTGATGACTCTCAACCGTGCATCTGCACTAGATGGACCACCATATTCCCTGTGCCAGACGTGGGTAGCAGACCCCGTCGCCACACCAAAGGCTACGAGATTGGGACCGAATGTACCACCTCGGTTCAACTCCTTGGTGTAGATCTCAGTCTCTGTGTCTATGGTTACGACGTTTAGTTCCTTTGGGAGCTCCGCCATATTCCTCTTCCAGTTCTAGTTCCAGGTAGTGAATCGCTTTCAACAGGTCTGCCTTGCCACCTTTCAACCTGTGTCTACAGATGTACTTGATGGCGTTACCTTCGAACCAGTTCAGCTTGTTCTTGAAGATGAACGTACTGGGCTGGATGGGCATGTCTTTATAGTGGTTGCCTCCCACTTGTCTTTTACTTGGTTTCATTTGCGTCCTTCATTAGCTCCCTCGGCACCAGCACCATGCCATCGAGTGAGGTGGCAAGGGCGCGGAGTTCTTCTCCATCCCTGGCAGGTGGGCGGTTCACATCATTCGCCGCATCAAGCAACGCCTCCTGCACTTGTCGGATCGTGGTACAAGCATGACGAGAGCACGCAATCAGGACTGGCTCGCCATTGGGACCATCGGCGGCGTAGCACCCACAGGACGCGGCGCGCAACTGATGGGTCATGGCTTAGCCTCCAACTCTGATGTACCTGCTGCTACTATGGTGGTGGTTGTAACAGCCACAGGGTATGAAGCCATGAAGATGTGCTTGCAATTCAGGGGGTTGGCATGGGCTCTGTCTAAGACTTTGCCATCCTCCTGTACTACCACCTCATCGTGGCCCGTGTATGGCAGGTCAATCACCCACATGTATGGAACCTCAAATGTGGGGTCTAAGCTTCCATCAATCTGACCCAACAGATTGTTCGAGGAACCACCCAGCATGGTGTATGCTGTGGGATTGGTAGGTATGCCAAGTTCAGGACGATGCATACCCGTATACATCATGTCACCGTGTATAGGAGCCTCAGGGATGTATTGTGCCCGGAACCCACCATAGTAAGGAAACAATACCATCTTGGGGTGACCGAACGTAGTCACATCAACCACGCGTGCTGGTCGCATGTGCTTGGCCAACTCCCATAACGCATCTGCCCGTTCCGTGTACTTCTTAGCCGTCTGCGGAGTTACACCAGCCTTGCGCGCAGCCTCCGCCATGGTGATCTCTTTCTTACCAGTGTTAAAACTCTTCCAGACATTGAAGATCTTGTTTGTTGCTTCTTTGTCTTCACTTGTGAGACTGTGCATGTACATTGTTATGCTCTTCCTTTCGTCGTTGTCATACTGGGTACTGTCGCACCCGCTCCACCTTTGCGACTGGAGAACCTACCAGTCTCGCTATCGAAATCCACATGGAAGTATCCATGCTTCAGTCGTTTGTCCATGCCCTTGATGGTAGGCATCTTGTTCTTGGGCAGGTGTAAGAACCGCACGTCATTCTCTGATACATCGTGCGTCTTACCGATTGTGATGATAACATCTGCTGCGCTTGGTAGCTTCGTCTTGCTGCCATACAACTGGCCTTGGTGAATCCACTTCTGGCCCTCTGCTGTGGTGTCAGCTTGTACGATACCAATGACAGTAGTGTTGTACTTCTTGGCCACATGTCTACACCACGCACCCAACTTGGTCAGGCGTTCAACCTCGTTCAGAGTCTTGTCGAACCCCTTGATCTCGTCGATGACATTCAACACGATGACACGTGGATGCAGGGTAGAACACACCCGCTCCACATCGTTGATGGTAATGTCCGTGTCGTCGTAGATGCCAATCTTGATTAGGCTGGTTGCGTTGATTGCTGTCTTGTACTGTGCTTCCTTGTCAGCCACTGGCATGGCTGCTACTTCACTCGCACTCTTGCTCAGTGCTGTCTGTACCAGACGACTCATGATCTTCATCCCGTCCTCTTCGTTGTTGAAGATGAACAGGCGCTCATTCTCTGGTACTTGCTTGGCGAAATAGGTCAACTGGTCACACACAAACGATGTCTTACCTGTCTCTGGTCGTGCTCCCAACAGGATGAAGTCTCCCCTACGCAGAGGACCCACTGACCGGTTAAGGTCATCGAGTCTCCAGTCGAGGCCACCCGCGCTGGTAATCACACGATCCATATCCTCAAGGCTAGTCAGGGATATGAACCCACTCTCGGCAGTAGAGGTACTGGTGCTTCCCTCTAGATAGTGGATGTAATCTCTGACCGCTGCCTCTACATCCTTGTCATCTACACTGGGGTCTGAACCCAGTAGTCCTTGAACTGTGGCTGCCATCTTGTGCAGCATACTTCGTTTGCGGAAGTGCTCTACCACACTGGCCGTCAACGCAGCTGAAGACCCAGATGTACTGGACAGTTGTTCCAGTAAGGTATCGAGGATAGCGATGATGTCAGGTGTGAAGGTCCTACGCAGGTTGAGGTGCATGTAGGTAGCCAACTCACGCCAGTCAATTTTATCTGGCGTAGGTGACTGACTGTACCACGCATCAATCAATCGGAGTAGATGGTCTCCATAGTCTGACAAGGCATACGCATCGATGTGGTCTCTGTATTTGAGGTACTCATCCCGTGTTTGCAAGACACGAAAGAGTTCCATCTCTCCAATCATTAGGTCTCCTTCTTTGCTGTCTTTTCTTTGTATAGTTCTAAATTGAAACGCTCTTCTAGGATGTTGCTCAGATCCGCTGGTAGTTCATTCTTTGGATCCCTACCCGTACTGATTACGCCACTGAAGCGTGGGTTGAACATGGCACGTAGGTTCTCCATGGTCTCGATGCTGTGTCGCCTGACGGTGGGGTTGTCATCGTCATAGTATACAAAGATACCAGAGTCCACCCTGTTGCGCACGTCAACGCCGTTGCGTGCAAGAAACAATTTGATATCAATCATCTGATCAGGTGTTATCTGACTACCAAATGTGCAGATTGCACCGAACCCACATTGAACAACCCGAAGCATGCTTATCATGTCTTCTACTACGACGATTACTCTTGGATGTGTGGTGGATCTATACGGTGTAATTCCTACTATACCTTTAGTACCATGTGCCATCCATCTAGGGCCCTTGTAATCGGGATCGAGACTACGACACTGGTATCTGTGCGACTGGGTAACTACAGGAGAATACAAGGAATCTGTCGTTGTATACAAGACCTTTCGATCGGGATCCCACCCAAGGTAATGACCATAGTTGGAGAGGTCTGACCTCGAAGTGGTCAAGTCAGTCACATCCAAATGGTACTTGTTCAAGTAGGCTTGAAGTGGTCTAACTTTTGACGGGGGTAACTCGTGTATAGATGGTAGTGGATCAAGAAGTCTCTTACGTCCCAACAATAGAACCGATGCAGGAGGCAGGCTTGTTGGCTTGCCTCCAACGGGAATACCCGTCTGCTCTTTGTTGATTCCTACGATTCCCCGTAGACGAGACGGCACACGGTTTTTATAACCCGTTGCCAGGGACAAACGGTGAACACCACTGCAACCACAATGATGGCAATAAGCAAGAATCCTATCCCCACGGTTCGATATCTCCAGGCGTTTACGCCTGTCCGTTCCGGCGGGACAGTTCTCATGGTTCACTCTGATACGTTGATCCAGACGGGTCGGGGCTAGGTGTACATACTCGGACTTATCCAGCCTCTTCTTGACCTTACCTCTACGATCCAATTGTAGCATTGAGGTACCCTCCTGTCAAGTTAGGGGCTATATGATGTGATCTTGCCAGCATCATTCACGTAGTAGACACGTCGTACACCTGCTCTACTGAGGGCACGTCGGCAGATAGCACACGGGCGGGATGGGAGTGGAGCCCCGCTCTTACCCACCCGTGTGACTACCATGGTATGTACCGGACCGCCTGCCCTAACTAGGGCATCTATCTCTGCATGCAGATATATACGGTCAGGCATACCCACCAACTTGGCGAGCGCTGCCTGGACGGGGTGAGTCTTGACGTAGGAATTGAATCCAGTGTACATCAGACTACCATTCACCCCGTAAGCAGACGCTGCCACTCGGTGCTTGCCCTTGCTATAGGGCAAAGACTGTGCCTGTGCCACGCCCTCAGTTACCATGCTCTTGTCAGTACGGTAACGGGCCATGTGTTACTCCTTAGCAGGAAACTGCGAACACCTTCTCAACGAGGGTAGAGACACGCTTGCGGTCATCCTCGGTGAGCTTGTTGAAGAACGCAAGACGGAAGGCCATGATGGGGTCATCCCAGTCCTTCATCTTGTTGCCCCAGTTGACCAGCGTACGGGGTGAGAAGGTGAACTGGATGTCACCAGTCTGCACACCACCACGCACGTGCCGGGCCAGAGCAATCATCTTCTTGATGATCTCACTGGTCAGGTGCGGACACTGAGACTTGATCATCTTGGTCTCGTGATCCGCCGACATGTAGTCCACCTTCACCGTGGTAGCGAAGCGGTCAGCGAGCGCCTCGTTCTGCACCATCGTACCTGCGTACTTACCTGACGTGTCACCCTGAAGTTCGGTGTTGTCGGTCGCCACGATGCGGAACATCTTGTGGGGAACGAGCACCTTCTCTTGGGCAGGCACCGGCTTGTCGGCCAGGTAGATGTTACCGCCACGCTCGAGTGGCCACTGGAGGGCCATGTTGATACCAGGCGGAGCAGCCGAGAGCTCATCGATGCACAGCATACCACCGTGGATGCCGAGCACCTCGATGGGACCCGGACACCACGTGATACCCTCAGTGGGGTTGGCACTGATCTGTCCGAAGATGGCACCCGACTCCATGTCCTGTCGGCAGTTGACTCGGATGAACGGGATGTTCATACGAGCACACACCTGAGCGAACAAGCTTGACTTGCCACTGCCCTTGGGACCGTGAGCGAACGCCGTCTCGCCGTTGACCACAGCGAGGACCACTGCCTCCGTCTCATCCGGAGGGAACACGTAGCCTGCATCGATAGGCGGGATGAGAGGACGTACCGCCTCATCCCAATCCTCGGGCTTGAAGTGGTACACGAATCGGGAACGACCACTCGGTGGATCGAAGCCGAAGATGTCCTTGAACGGGACCATGCCTGCTGGTGCAACCACCGGAGCAGTGAATCCCTCTCTGAGAACGGTCACTGACGGAGCCACCGGAGTACCTGTTGCCATCGCAGCCTTCAGTTCCTCTCGTTGGGCCGACATAGCCGTCAACACACCCGCATCTACGCGCATCGTACTACCTCGTGAATATGACTTGGACACCAGAGTAGAGACCAACTTCTCTGCCTCTTCCTTTGTGATCTCTATGCCTTTCTCGTCTGCCATGTTGTACCTTTACTTGACCTTGAACAGGTCCTTCTTACACACTTCCAGCATCTTCTCACCTAGCTGGCTCGAATCACTGATGATGACAGTGCGCTTATAGTAGTTCTTGACTGAGCTATCCTCAACGCCAATGCCCACGATATGCACTGTACCATCCTCTTCGATCTTCTGGACCACTGCCTTGGTGTACTCGTGGATGTTACCCCCACCAGGACCACCACACGGTGACCCATCACTGAGCACAATCAACACCTTGCGCTTCTCCTTACGAGTACGCAACCGTTGGAATGCCCACATGATGGCCTCACCATCAGCGTTGTTGGCCATGCAATGACTGAAGGAACCAAACATATCACGGATGTGATTGTCTGATACCTTCTCGTCGAACCCCTTTGCTACCAGGTAGGTTTGCCTGGCCGGGTCCGTGAACCCGAGCACCTCCACTGGTACGTGCAATCGCTGACTCAACGCTGAGTTCAGGATGATTGCGGAGTCAATCGCATTGATGTACTTGGGACCACGCATGGAACCCGAGCAGTCCACCAACACTGTGACAGCGGCATCAAGGATGTCGTTCTCTACCTTCTTGCGGAAGATGCGCATGTTCCACTCACCATCACCCACTTGTGGGATGAGGAGTCGATATGCGTTCTTCGCAGACAGCTTGCCCCGCTTCTGGTTGTTGATGTAGTAGGCTTGCGATCGGACTTGGAGGATGCGACGGAGGGCGTTAGCCACACCCACGGCATGACCACTGGTCAAGGTGGAAAACTTAGCGTACTCCCTCTTGAATGTAGCACCACCACCACCGTCCCTTCCTTCCATGTCCTTTGCCGTGAGTACTTGGGTACGGTTGGGGCCGTACTCTTCATACACACCAGCATCGAACTTACGCCTACCACTGTACTGAATACCAGAACCGGACTCGTACCCGCCATGTTCAATCCTACTGGCGGGACCAAGGTCTCCGACTATACGCTTCCACTCTTCCAGGTTGATGGGCTTACCATCGCCTTTGCCTTCGCCTTCCTTCTTGTTACCTTCACCTTTGCCATCACCCCCACCCGAACCGGGTTTCTTTTGGGATGACGGTGGTTCCTTGAACAGACGGAAGTACAGGGCTTCCGCAACCTTGATGCTATCTTCCGGTGTCCTCACATCCCTGTACATCTTGAGCAGTTCTTCATCTTCGAACAGCTCGTTGACAACAGGTTCCGCTTTCGTACCCTTGATCCCCTCACGGACTTGGTCTGCATCGATGCTGGCGCTGGGTTCAAAGCCTGACTCGGCTCGTGCTTCCCAGTCGAACGTCATCATGCCGACGAGTTTGTCCAGTCCGTTATCGAAATCCTTGGACGAACGCTTCATCTCGTGGATACTCTTGGCTATCTTAGCCCGAGTCCTCGAGTTGTGGTTGTTGATGACACGACGATCGCCGTCGTAGTCTTCCGTACCTATCTTTTCGATACGGAAGTCTTCGACTATACCGTAGCACTCACGCAGTGGTGAGTCCTTCTTGAGCGTATCCAGGTAGTCAAACCTGGAGCCCTCGGTATGGTGCAGCGTCTCGTGTACAACACCGTACTTGAACGCATCGACTTGCTCTTCGGTTGCGTTGAGTTGCAAGGCAGGGATAACAAGGGTGTCCTTTGTAGTGTACGGAACCGCAATGCTATCGTCTACCTTCAGCGTAAGCCGGGCCTTGCTGGCACATGTACGTGCGTATGCCTGAGCAACGGGCACTTCAAGCAATGCACGATGATATGTTGCCACTCAGCCTCCTCTTACTCTTAGTGGTACGTCTTCTTCTTCGATCCACTCGAACCGTTGAGACCCATGTCGTTCTTCACCCGTTCGAGTTCCTTCATCATCTCCGGATCATCGTCTGCCAGCTCGGTCAGCTTGGCAACGATATCATCTCGGACATCTGCCAGTTCGGGATCATCCTTCATCATGGCAGTAGCCAAGTCCGTCGATCGCTTGAGCTCGGCGTTGCACTCCTCATCCGTAGCGTACAGCTGCGTGTCGAAGGTGCGGCCATCTCGCATGGCCTTCATGCACTCTTCCACCCAGTCTGCTTGCTTGTCGAGGATGTCAGCCAGCTCGGTGTTTCCCTTCTCACGGAACCCCGCTGCGTTGTTACGCAGGTTATCGTAGGACTTGAGGATCATCATGATGAGCATCTCACCGCTCGGCTTGTTCAGCTTGAGCGTTGCGTTCTCACCCGAATGTTCCTTGACCTCACCCTTCTCTCGTTTGAACTTGATCATCTGGTTTCTTTTCCTCTTTCATCTTGCTTCTCAGCTCTTCACACACCTGCTCGACGTGCTCGTGGTCTTCTACCAGTAGCACAAACTCAGCCTTCACGATAGAACGAAACAGGTTCCAGTCCTTCACCATCTGACTGATGTTCCTGTTCCATTCGTACGTCATGACTGTGATGCACAGGCAGAAGACGAACTCGAACACGTGACCAAGACCACCGACGAGGGCTACCAGCACAGTGGCGGCAGCCGACATGATTGTAAGTCCGCCTAACCACCGGTACATCTTGGGTACTGGGACTGGTGACTTGAGTGCTGACCTAGCCAGCATGTAATGATCGTGCCTGGTCTTCACATGTTCTTGGATGACAGGAACCAGGTGCGTAGTACTTATACGCCGCTTGTCTCTGTCATTCATGTTGAAGTACCGGGTTCCTTGGCCACGTGCATCCCGCGCTTGGCGACCTCTTGATACACGTCGTTGTACGCACGCATGTTGCCTGCCTCATCCACCAATGGGATGCTGTTACGGATGGCAGCGAACGCAACCTTCTGCATGTTCTCGAAGGTACCCTTCTGCTGAATACCTAGAGTGAGTTTCACCTCTTCGATGACGTTGGAGCCTGCGATGTACGAGTACAAGGCCAGGTTGCACACGCACTTCCACAACGCATCGAGCGCAGCGGATCGTACTTGTATGGAGAGGGCGAGGTTGTGGTTGGCTACCTTCGCTATCTCTTTGGCATGCACCAGATCGCCGTCCGAAGGGATGAACTCAGCGTGTTGCTTGAGCCAGTCTGCACTTGGACTCATGGTTAGGAACTCCTTGCTCATGACCTCACCTTATAGCCCCTTCATGGGCCTTAATGCCGGGTTCATGGGAACGAAGGGCTTGGTCACCTTGCACCGGTAGATGATGGTGCTGGTCTCCAAGGTGGGATGGATTTCACGCACGTACGACCCATGATGGTAGTCGCACGCCATGATAGCGTACTCCTTCTTAGGGTACACGTCAACCACCACACCGCCGCTGTTCACCAGGTTGTACCATGGCTTCTCTTCCAAGCGGTTGGGGTTGACTCCCTCCTCCTTCGTGACTGCGTTCTTGTCCTCTCTGTTCATGTTACCTCTTGTTGGTCACGGCCAGGAAGATGAGACAGAGCATGAACATCTCGTCAGTGAGACGCTCACTCTCTGGCACACTTCCCCATTTGTACCACACCACGAATCCTAACATGATCAATGATAGGATAGTAATGATGGTATCCATCACCACGTGGAAGTTACTGCGACGCACTGGGTTGTGCCTTCTCACGCACGGCGACGATCTTCCATGCCCCTTGGCGGGTGTCATCCATGCTGTATCCCCTCTTGAATCGGGACACGGCAGCGTGCGCGTTCGGCGCAGTTACCCGATGTTCGACGGAGTGGACCACGCGTCCGTTGTCCGGGTCGCACATCAGGATTTCGAAGGGAACTTCTTTCATTTGCGCTGATCTCCCTTGATCTTCTGCTTCTTGTTGGAGGTACAGACCACCAGATACTTACCATCTCGGGTCATCCCGTTCAAGTAAGTGCAGTCCTGCCACCTGTCCCGTTCCGATTGGACCTGTGCCACTGCCACCGGGAACGGTTCACGGTAGTAGTAGTCGTAGAGGCTGGTCGCAATGACTCCCATCCAGAAGAACACCCAGCACAGGAGCACCCACAACAGGTGGTCATGCGACCGTCGCTTGCTCACCTCGTACTCAGTCATGCCTCACTTCCTCCGGATCCACCGGTTAGTGTCCCACACCACGATCCAGAGGGCGAGAACAAAGCCGATGAGTAACCCGAACAGGAATGCGATGAACAGTTCCGTGAACATGTCCATCTTAGCACTTGTTCTTGACGAGAGCGGCGAGCACGTGGATCATGCCAGCATGAGACAGTTTGGAACCATCCCACAACTCATTACCCAACCCCTCTCGGATGTGCGCGGCCACACCCGCACACACTTCGGGCACGCAACCGTGCAGGTTAATGAGGTTGCCACACGAGATGAACTCCCCCGTATCCGCATACACGGCGCGAACCGTCTTCAAGGCCTCGTCGTAAGTGATCGCGTAGGCACGGGTCACCTTCTTCCCACAGAACACCTTGATTTCCATTGCCTCAGACCTCCGAAGCAGCGAAGTCCTTCCAGTTCAGGGACTTGCCGCTCCTCTTGTTGTACCGCAGCACCCCGTCACGCAACGAGTGCGCGTCGGTCATGCTGAGGCTGCGCAACAGAGCCATGTTGCGCTTGATGTTGATGCCGTTGGAGTGCTCACGCACCAAGCGCGCGACACGGTTGACGACCGAGCGGTTGGCCGCACGATACGCCACCTGCGTGGGCTTGTTACGCTGCCTTCCTTCCTTTTCGCACGTCTTCTTCTTGCCCATTAGACACCTCACTTGTGATGGTGGGGAGAGTAGGAGTCGAACCTACACGGAGCGAGCCGACCTCGGATTTACAGTCCGGTACCCTTCCTATTGGGTGTCCTCCCCATGCGCACATGAAAACAGGCACACGGTGACCAGGGATCATAAGTGTGTGTGATGTTTCACTCAGTGTAATCCCCAATCACCGTGGCCTGTGTGTTCCCGCTTACTGTGTGTACGGGGACCGCTTTTAGTACGGCCAGAACTATACTGACAGAGTTACTCGGTTGAAGCACGACCCAACGGTCTGTCTAAAAAGTCCCTCATCAGGAAGGCCAGGACTCAGGTAAGGAACTCGCCACTTTATCAGAATGGTGTTACTCACCTGTCCTGTCCACAGGCACCAGACTACCCCGTAATTTCAAAGTGATGGGATAGCCCCGTGCCTGGCTATTTCCAAAAGGTTTTCAAAGTGCTCCGTGGAAGTTCTTGTTGTGTAAGCCCGGTGGACGGGTGAATTACAGTAACGCATATGTTGGGGCAGATACTCCGCCTTACCACATACCCCTTGTAATCCAGACCCATCCCGTGAGAGAGGTGGCCACCCATTGAAGGGTGAGGTTTCCACTACCTTTTGTACCACCTCAGACTCGGATACCTAAGTACCAAAGTCACTTACTGGCCCATCCAAACTTCGCTGGTAATCATACCTCTGTCTGGTGGGCCCACTCTCTCTCTCTTCTTCGATCGCCCGCGTCTTAGGCGGCTTCGGACTCGAGGCCGTGGGTCTTGAGGAAGTTCTCGACCTGGACCTTGATGGAGAGCAGGTCGCTGGACGACAGGTTCTCCATCTTGCCGATGCGCTTCAGCGCGTTGGTGATGATGCCGTTGGCGGTGATGACGGCCTCGGAGCGCGGCTTGGTGTAGGTGTCCCACTCCGACTCCATGGCGAGCGTCATGTCCACGACCAGGGCCTCACCCTTCTTCTTCTTGAAGCCGACATCGGCGTTGCGGACGAGGGCCGGGCAGCACGCCTGGCACCACGACTCGAACGACGAGCGGCTCTTGCCGGTGAGGGTCACCGCGATGCGGGCGAGGAGCGTGTAGTCCCCGTGGTCCGCGATGTGGGCGAGGGCGCTCACACCGAGGGTCTGGACCTCCTTGCGGAAGTTGGCGACCTTCGAACCGAGGGCCTTCACGCGCTTCGTCAGCGCGGCGGTGTCCTTGATGACGATGATGTTGTCCATGATTGCTTCTTTCATCCTCTGTTGTGTTGTGTTATCGTCGTCGTTGGTTGCTGTTTTTTGATTGGTGGGACTATGTTGCCGCCCCGTACCGGCTGTTCGGTCTGCCGATGGTTTGGTTATCCTCCATCGGTGGCTAGATTGCTCCGCCTTTTGTTTCGTGCGTAGATACCTCGGCTAAATACGGCTGGGATACACGGTAGCAAGCGTAGGCCTGGTTAGCCCTTACCTGTTCCGCCTTACATGCCCATACTCCGAAGCACGGCGCTATACGGACCGTTGTAAGACTTCTCTCATGCGCTCACCCATATCACAAGTCCCCATACTTACAGACGGCACCGTTCGGATAACTCCATACTAAGCACGCCATCCTTTCCATGATAAGCAACGCTCGCGCGCTGCCCATGGGTCGAGGATATGGACTACTGGCATAAACTGGGTGTCTTACCACCCGACAGGCACTACGCTGCCTATCCTTCCCGTTCAACCCGAAGCCAAAGGCTTTGGGCCAGGAATCCCGCTCTACCACGGGGCGTCAAAGTCCGTCCTCTTGGACTTTGGGGGCCGAAGGACTCCAACCTTCCGAACCCGTCTCGTTCTAGGTGAGACTAGACCTATGTTTCCACCGGAATCCCATTTCCGGGACGAAACCCCGCGCGTTCTTGTCCAACGCGGGGTCGCGGATTTCTTCCTTCCGAGGAACCCGGGAAATCCGGGCTCCTCGTAAGAGGTGGGGGCCCGGATTTCACGGTTCCGAGGAAGGTCTTATGGGTAGCAGAGTAGCACATAAAGGCAGAAAGGCAAGGGAGAAAACCCGGGAGAAAGGCATGGGATAAAACCAAAGGCACTCTTATACTCCCAACAGCGG